ATCGGATTCGCAAACAGTATTGCGGTATTGGATATTCATACAATCCTGATGCAGATGTTTTTGTTGCACCGCAACCTTTTCCTTCTTGGACATTAGATGAAAACTTTGATTGGCAAGCACCAGTTGCTAGGCCAACAGATGATGAGAGATATTCTTGGAATGAAGAAGCAGTTGCTTGGGAAGTAACCGCGCTTTAATGTCTTTACTGACAGGCAGTTGTACAGATGACTACCTCCCTTCTTGGGAGGATAGGTCTGACCCATTAGGCGAACAAAAAAATTGCAGCACTGTAAGTAAACGCTTTAACACCTAGGCATGTGTATAAACTGTCTACTTTTTCATGTCTTAATACAAAGGAGTCATAATGGTATCAAGAGCGCCAGACATTACAGAGCGTACGATAATTGATTTATCTGGTCGCCTGTCTACATATTATGACTTAAATGCTAACGCCTTTGACATTGCTGTGGCAGGTCTGCCATTCATCATGGCTGTTACAGACAACACTCCTTACAAACGACAGACTGCTGAGTTCCGTGCACAGCGCGTAGACCAGATGCGTGACCCAGGTGAGCACACCTTGGCTGGTTCAGGTTACTGGACCCGAAGCCAATCTTCTTGGCACTATGGCGAAGGCATCAACTTTACTGAGCCTTTAGAAGGTAACGATATGGAAGTTCGCTTTCGTTACAAAGATTCCTATGGCGTAGATGTATGGACACCAGGGCAACTTTCATTACTTAAGAAAACAACTTTGGTCCAGGCTTTCCGTGGCAAAAGCAAGATTGACACAGGCGCTAATACCTCTGGCGTAGACTTCCTTATTGCTACAGACTTAGAGCCAGTAATTACAACTACCTCCGCTGCCACTGCAGCCTCAGGCGTAACAACAATTACGGTAGCAAGTACTGCCAATATTGTGGCTGGCTATGTAATTTTTGCCACTGGTATAACTGCTGGAACTACCATATCAACTGTTGGCACATCATCTGTCACACTTTCAGCAGCCACAACCGCAAGCATAGCAAGTGGGTCAACCCTTACCTTCCACCCAGTTAATGCTATCTATAAAATTAACACTAGCCAAACATCAAGTGCTTTAGTAACGTATGCCAGCCTTGGTAACAGCACAATCCTTGCCACCACATCCGATGGCTCATACCTTTATGTTGCAACTACAACAGGTATTTACGATGTTGATATGGTTACTGGCACTGCAAGTAAATCTTATGCTTATGACACTGGCTTAGTTGCAGCAAGTGCAGTATTAAAATATGTAAAAAGTCGCGTAGTTGCTGCTGGTAAATATACCAGTGGAAGTTATGCTGCCTATGAATTACTGTTTCCTGCTAAAGGTGCAGGTGCAGCCACAGTAATCAAACCAACAATGACTGCAGCCAATGGTACTTTAATTGATGGCTCAGTTAATATGCCTACAGGCTGGGTATGGAACTCCATAACTGAAGCCCGTAATGCTATCTATCTTGGTGGGTACAGTGGTGAGCACTCTACAATATTTAAATTACAAGTAAGCACTGCCGGAGTTTTGGGCACCATTGTTACCACCTCCGTGCTGCCTCGTGGCGAAGTAATTAAAAACCTCTACTCATACCTTGGTACTTATGTAATGATGGGCACCAGCAAGGGTGCTCGCGTTGCCACATCAGATACTAATGGTGATTTAACTTATGGTCCTATTGCTTATCATAATGAAAGCGGTGTTAATGATTTTGAAGCCCGCGATTCTTATGTGTGGTGCACTGCTACAAATGGTGTCAACTCAAACGCTGGTACCTACCGTATAAATATTGCTCAACCAATTACATTGTCAGGTTATGCACAGCCTATTTCCACAGGTGTGTATGCAAGGGCAGCAGATTTATTTGCCAATAACGTTACAGGAACTGTAAATTCTGTGCGTATTTACAGCACTAATATAGTTGCTTTCTCTGTTGATAATTCTGGCGTATGGATTCAACACCCAACAGATTTGGTTGAAAATGGAGTGCTTAACCACGGGCGAATCCGTTTTGATACTATGGAAAACAAAGCATGGAAACGTGCTCGTGTTCGTACATTAAATGATACTGCCACTGGCGATATTGCATTGTATAAAATAAACGCAACAGGTACTACAATTATTAAAACTTTCTTAGAAGGAAGCGATACTGTTGCAGATATTGATTTGCAAAATGCTTACCCAGCCATTGCACAAGATGCTGCATTTAGATTGCAGTTAACTCGCACAACTACCTCTGCTACCACTGGTCCTATTATAGTTGGTCTTGCTATTAAAGCATTACCTACACCAACCCGTGCACGCATCATACAAATTCCTTTGTTCTGCTATGACCGTGAGACTGATAAAACAGGAAACATTATTGGATATGAGGGCTATGCAAAAGAACGTTTGCTTGCACTTGAAACCGTTGAAGCAATGGGTGAAACAATTATTGTTCAAGACTTTAACGCCGGAGGCGACCCCATTGAATGTGTTATTGAACAGGTTACCTTTACTCGTTCAACTCCTGCCAATCGTAACTACTCAGGCTTTGGTGGCATTGTCCAACTCGTAGCCAGAACGGTCGTTTAATATGTCTCCTACTCAGTGGGCAACCTTTGCTGCTGCCATTGCAAGTATTACTGGTGGGGTTTTTGCCATGCTTCGTTTTGTTATTAAGTCATATCTTATTGAACTTAAACCAAATGGTGGCAGCAGTATGCGTGACTCAATAAATGTAAACACTCAACGCCTTGAAAGACTTGAATTAAGAGTTGATGAAATATTTAAAATTCTATCTAGTAAATAAGAAAGAGGAAACTAATGGGTCAACGTAATGATTTTATTGAAGCAGCACGTGCAGAGATTGGCACAATAGAAGGACCAAAAGAAAATCAAACCAAGTACGGTGCCTTTACTAAAGCAAACTACTTGCCATGGTGTGGCAGTTTTGTTATGTGGTGTGCTAATCAAGTTGGATTAAAAATTCCTAACTGTGTATCTACAGTTGCAGGAGCACAAGCGTTCATAAAGAAAAACACATGGGAGAAAGCAGAAGAAGCGGTGCCTGGACCTGGCGACATCGTTTTTTTCGACTTCCCTTCTGACGGTATAGACCGTATCTCACATGTTGGCATCGTCGTTAAAGATAATGGTGATGGCACGGTTACCACTATTGAGGGCAACACTGCTCCCGATAAACATGGTGACCAACGTAACGGGGGCGAAGTCTGTCTCAAAGTACGTGCGTTTAAAAAGAAAAATGGTTCCAAACTTCGTAAATCTCAACCTGTAACTGTTGTTGGATTTGGTAAGCCAGTATTCAAATCATAAGGAGAACACATGTTCAATAAAGAAAAAGCAAAGCAAATAGGATTATCTTATATGCGTGCTGCATTAGCATCAGCAGCAGCAATTTATATGGCAGGACAGCACGACCCAAAGGTATTGGCAACAGCCTTTATCGGTGGATTAGTTGGTCCAATACTTAAAGCACTTGATAAGAGCGCTCCACAATTTGGAAAAAATAAGTAACAAGTAAAACAATAAGCCCCTCGCTAAATGCGGGGGGCTTTTTTGCTTTGTCTAAATCTTTTTCCTAAACCATACTTGCCAACCTAGTTCTATTACATCCATACTGTCACGAGTCATATTAAAGTAAGCATCAATGGCTGGTCGTGGGTCATAGAAGTTACCTTTATTTTCGCTCCATCCATAGTCATCACAACCAATTAAACCTCCTGGCTTAATACAAAAATGTGCATTGATAAGGTCTTTCATTACACCAAAGGCAGTGTGGTCGCCATCAATATAAATGAAATCAAACTTCTTAGTATTCTTTAAGAAGAACTCATCGCTAGTTAACTGGTGATAAGTCAAGTTAGAATTGTTGCCAACCTTTTTTAAGTAGGTTGCTTGGACATCATCAAAGTCCATTTGGTGGTGCAAGTTTTCATCGCTGCCCTCCCAAGTATCAACATCAGTTAACGTTGCCTTGGGGTGGGTCAATATGTTTTTAAGCATCCACTTAGATGCATCGCCTGTGTATGCACCTATCTGTAAGAAGTGAACAGGTTTGTTTTTAAAATGTTCAAGGTGCCTAGCAAAGTTTACTTCGGCGTTAGTTGTACTAAACCAATTAGGATATTCCACTAGCCACCTGTCGAATAGAAACCACCAGCGTTAAATTTAATGGCTGGTGTATCAAAAACCCTGTTCATTATCTCACCACAACATAAGGGTGCGCTTGCCTCAGCGTGAATAGAACGCTCTACTTCGTATCTAACATTACATTTGATGCATTGGTATTCATATCTTGGCATTGCCGTTTAATAATTTCATCAAAGCACTCATTCGTTTAAGGCGTGCTTGTTGTTCTGTCTTAATACCAAGTTTAAAAGCAATCTTAAACAAAAGAATTTGCTCTACAATTACTGATATAACAAAAACAAACTCAATCATTATCCACCGGAGTTGGCACCTTAACTAGAGAACCACATTCTGCACACTGGGCATCTGTAAACCACAAGGAAATCTCATTGTCCTCAAACATACAGCCCACTTTAAAAACCTTTGAGCCACAAGAGCACACATGAATAGGACCTAAACTACGCAGGTCAAATGCGGTATGCTCTGCCTTATGTGCTCGGCTTGTCAGCCTCGCTACACCTCTACTTAACCTGTTGAACACGAACAGCAGTGTATACGGCTTTTTAGAAATAGTGCAAATCCTCGGCGTGTCGCTGAATAGAGCAGAGATTGTGTAGTAGTCTCCTCTATTGAAAGGAAGATACATGACACTTGAAATAGTTACGGGTAAGAACTACATCTCTCACTCCGCCATGAGCACATGGCTTGGGTGTGGGTGGCAGTACTACCTATCCCGTATACAACATGTGCCTGAAGCGCCATCCTACTGGCTAGTAGGGGGCAAATCAGTGCATGAATGTACTGAGTACTACGACATCAAGCCGGAGGGGTTTGACCCAACTGAGGTATTTAACGAACGTTGGGAACATAACTTCAAACTGGTAGATAATGGCATGCCTTGGCGTGCCGGTGGCAGGGCTACTAAGGCATCCCCACATAAGGAGGATGCACAATGGTGGCTGGCTAACGGTCCAAGGATGGTTGACTACTGGATTCAGTTCCGTAACGATAGTGGCTGGAAGATTTGGGATACCCCCGAAGGAAAGCCTGCTATTGAAACTGAGATGAACCAGATAATCAATGGTGTAAACATTAAAGCGTTCTTAGACCGCGTTATGGTTGCACCTACTGGCGAGTTAGTAATTGTAGATATTAAGACAGGAAGTAAGGAACCTGCTTCCCAGACACAACTTGGTATCTATGCAATTCTTGTGGAGAAGATGTTTGGTATTCGCCCACAACTTGGTTCTTATTTCATGGCACGCACGGGTGAATTAACACCACCTGTCAACCTTGAACGATATACCGAGGCACGCCTTGGTACTTGGGCTAAGGGCTTTGAGATAGCAGTTACTAATAAAATCTTTATTCCAGCACCTGGGTTTATGTGCGGTACTTGTGCAGTAAACTCATCTTGCTATGCAGTGGGTGGAAAAGACTCACACCTTTATCCAGAAATACCTATAGGAGAATAAAATGACAGAAGCAAATCCGTTATACCAGATAAATGTAAAGACCCCAAAAGGAACTTTACTTAACATTCGTGCATCATCAGATGCTGAATTGGATGCAGCACTTGATGGATTAACCATCCGTATTGCTGCTATTGCTGATTTGGAATCAACCATTGAAGCAGTTTGTGCGCTATCAAATTCTGGCATGACACCAGAACTTGTTGGTGCTACACCAGTTGCTGCAGTTGCACCTTCTTACCCAGCACCAGCAGGGTACAAACCAAATGGAGTAATTCCAGATTGTACTTGCGGTGGTGGACAGATGCGCCATGTAGCAGCAGGTATTGCCAAGGCAACAGGTCGCCCATACAAGGCGTTCTATGCATGTCCTAAACCACAAGGTCAGGCTTGCCAAAATAAGGTATCTGCATAAACAATGCGATTACTTAGCCGTGCTATTAAGACAGAATCACGAGGGGGAGCAACACTTCCGGTTGTGTGGCACTCACTCGCTGCTCAACAGATAGCAATTAGATACGGCGAAGTAAGTATGATTGCTGGACCGCCAGGGGCAGGTAAGTCAACACTTGCTTTGTCCTTGGCAGTCAAAGCAAAAGTGCCTACCCTTTATATCTCTGCTGATACTCACTCACATACGATGAGCCTTCGTTTACTTGCACTATTAACAGGTAAACAACAGGCAGAGGTTGAACCACTGATGGAAATGGATAGAGACTGGGCAGCACAAATGCTCAAGCCTGCTGACCATATCTTTTGGGAGTTTGATTCTGCCCCAACGCTTAAGGATATTGAAGATGCAATCCTTGCAACTCGTGAACGCCTTGGTGAAGATGTCAGATTGATTGTGCTTGACAATGCAGTAGATGTAACAATGGATTCACAAGATGAGTTCGGTGGGTTGCGTACCCTAATGAAAGAACTTAAATGGTGGGCTAGAGAAACCGGAGCAGCAGTAGTTGTGTGTCACCACACCAGCGAAGCGGTGATGGGTAATCCTTGTCCTCCACAGAAAGCATTACATGGCAAGGTGGCACAGACACCAAGTTTAATCCTCACAGTTATCAATCAAATTTCTACGATGGGTGTGTGTGCAGTAAAGAATCGTTATGGACCAGCCGATGCAAATGGTGGTACACCAGTGTGGCTTTCATACGACCCAGCAAGTATGCAGGTATTAGATGTAGGACAACCTTAGGAGATACAAATGGCTGAGTTATACATGGAAAAGATAGATTCAAAGTGGAGCCTGACAGTGGTAGAAAACGCTGGTGAGATTCCAATGGACAAAGTTAAAGATGAGATAGTAGTTAAGACAGAACCGTTAATGCTTGATATTAAAGCACAACTAATGATGGTGCCACAAACACTTACATATACAGTCGGATGGAGGGCACTTGTTTGGCAAAATAAAGAGACTAATCAATTTCAAGACCTTACGGAGGAGGAGTTCAACGCATACGTTGATGGCGGAATCGTCACTTACACAAGAGATGCTGGAAAAAACTCTAAAGAAGATGAAGATACCGGCGGAGATGCGGGAAGTAATACTGATTGAACTACCTAATGTCATTGAACAAATTGATGAAGCAACCAAGCAAATCTATGACCCAAATGCTATCTGGTTGGAAGCAATGCAGTTTGCAAATTACGTTACTCAGTATGCTACTCATCTTCTTGAGGACCATGGACCTGAATGTACTCAGTCAATAGCAGAACAGTTACTTGACATATCTAATTCCTTTGTTGTAATGAGCGAAGGAGCACTAAGAGTTATTGACGAAACGGAGGATATAGATGGCACACAGTTCTAAAGAAACATTAACTATTGGTTGGTGTGACAATGGCAATACCGATGGTAAGTTCACCGAAGGTTTGTTATACACAGCAATCATGGCACATACCCGCAACCTTGGTATTCACAATGCGATACGGGTACAAGGAAATCAGATTGGTCGTCAACGTCAAGCGTTACTTGACATGTGGTATGACTCTATTAAAACTGATTGGTTGTTATGGGTTGACTCAGACATTGTACTAACCCTTGACATACTTGAAACCTTGTGGAAAACAGCAGACAAAGTTCAACGACCAGTTGTATCAGGCACTTACTTTATCTCCAAGCAAATGGAATCCTCACTGATGCAACCTATGCCAGCCCTATTCAATGAGACTGGTGAGGAACATCACATTAGATACCTACATCCTTTACCTAAAGATGCAATAGTTCAGGTTGATTGCGCTGGATTAGGTTTAACTCTCATGCATCGTAGTGTAGTTGCTACCTTAAGACATAACTTTCCTGACCAGTCTATGTTTGCAGAGGTTGAGGACTTAGGCGATAAGTTTATTGGTGAGGACATTGTATTCTTCCGTAAATTAAAAACAGCAAATGTTCCAGTGCATGCACACACAGGTGCCATAGCCAAACACATGAAACGATTTGCCTATGATGAAAATTATTATTCACTCTATTGGTCTGCAGCCGAAGCAACTATGAAGAAAAGAGAAGAAGATGAAACCGAAAACGTACACGACTAAACATAGAAGGTTGAAGTTAATTTTCATGTGGAACTACTCAGTCAAACAGTTTGGTTTAGGTTTCAATATAAGTACATGGTTTGCTGAAATTCAAGTTGGATTTCTGTGGCTTGGAGTGGAGTGGTAATGACAACACAACAAAAAAGCAATAAGCGTAGAGGTGCAGCCTTTGAAATTGACCTTGCAGATTGGTTGATGACACAAGGCTACAACGCTCAACGCCTACCACGTGCAGGGCGTAATGACATTGGTGATGTTGCACTCCCCACACCTAATGACATCTATGTAATAGAAGCCAAGGCACCACGACGTGATGGCAAGATTGATTTATCAGGGTGGATTCGTGAGGCTCTAGTTGAGGCTGAGAACTACCGGATTTCTAAAAGATTAAAGATAGCGCCGACTCCTTTGGTCGTTATTAAAGCATCCAATAAAGGTATTGAAGATGCTTATGTAGTGCAAAGGCTTAGCGATGCACTCTCAAAACTCTAAACATGACCTTGTTAGAGTGCTAGAACATTATGGCTTTGATATACCTCAAGGCAAACGTGGGTGGGTAACAGTTCGCTGTGCATTTCATGGTGATAAAGTTAAATCTGCTCGTCTTAATACAGAAAACGGTGGGTTCAGATGCTTCGGCTGCGATATGGCTGGCGATGTGTACTCAATCATTATGAAAAAAGAAGGAGTTACTTTCAATGAGGCTAAGCAAATCGCAGAGAGAATTACTGGAGAGAGCAACGGAGAACTACGCGCAAAACCTCGTAGACATTCTTCCGTATCTGGAGAGTCGCGGTATTCAGGAAGCGACGGCTCGTATGTTTCGCCTCGGCTACGTCAAGAATCCTGAGATAGGGCATGAGCCTTACATAGGTAAGTTGTCTATCCCATACCTAACACCATCAGGAACCATTGACATACGCTTTCGTGCCTTAAGTCCTGATGCAGGTGGACCGAAATATATGTCACGCCCTGGTGCCACTACTCATATCTTTAATGTCAATGCATTAGACCAAGATGCAGAAGCGTTGGTTGTGTGTGAGGGTGAATTAGATACTGTCGTTGCAACACAAGCAGGGTTTGCAGCGGTTGGTTTACCAGGGGCTAACAACTGGAAACCTTTTTACTCACGAGTGCTTGCTGATTGGACAAAGGTTATTTTGTTATGCGATGGAGACAACGCTGGCAGGGAAATGGCTAAGAATCTAAGTAGAGAACTAGACAATGTGTTCCCTGTGTTCATGCCTGAGGGTCAGGATGTTAACGATGTCTACCTAGCAGAAGGGGCTGACGGTTTGCGAAAGCGGGCTGGCGTATAAATCTATGGCAAAAAACTCATCGTTTGATTTGGATTTTGGATACGGTAGAAAAGGAGAGAAGTTAGTAGAAGAACTATTAACCGAAGGTAAAACGATTGAAGTTAAGCGTGATAGAAAATGGTGGGTTACTAATAACCTATACATAGAAGTTGAATGTTGGTTTCTTAAGACACAATCTTGGGAACCATCAGGTATAATGGTTACAGAAGCAAAGTATTGGGCTTTCGTATTAGAAAGGGGAGTGCTGATGGTGCCAACATCGCATGTCCTCTACGCTATCAAAGAATTTGGCAGAGAAATTACTTGCGATATACCTCCCAATAAAAGTAAAGGCTTCCTCATCACAGTTGATGACCTACTAACAGCAATGAGGAAACTAAAGAATGAATGAGAAAGAAGCACTTTGGGAAGTAGTATACAAAGTTGCACGCCTATCCGCTAACCGTTGCGTACGCATACATCGTTATCTTGTTACCTCTGATGATGTATTCCAACACCTTAATCTTTGGGCAGTTGAACACTGGCATAAGATAGAGGAATGGGAAGGGCAAGACTCCTTAGTTTTCAAATTGAAGCGTACCTTTAACAATGAATCACAAAAGTATGCAGCAAAAGAGCGAGCATACAGGGCTAAGGCTTCGCCATCGGATGCTTTCTATTACACGCATGAGATACTCCAAGAGTTACTAAAAGATGTGTGGGATTATGAGCACTGGGTTCAATCTGTGGCACATAATCCAGATGGTGAGTTTATTAGTAAGAGTAGTAAACCAAGTGAAGGTATGAATCGTGAGGCTATGTTAAGCGATGTATCTTTAGGTCTTAAGAAACTAAATGAGCAAGACAGGTTACTATTGAATCGCAGATTTGCAGAGAGTGGCACGGACATAGATATACTCGCCCTTGAATATTCCATTACTGATGAGGCTGTGCGTAAGCGTGTGTCTCGTGCACTAACTAAGTTGCAAGAGCGCTTAGGTGGAGAGCAACCGCAATGGAATAACCGCAGACACAAACGACCAGACAGGGAAGAATAATGATTATAGGACTAAGTGGATATGCACAGTCAGGTAAAGATACAGTTGCTGAATTGTTATGTCTTAACTACGACTATAAAAGACTATCTTTTGCTGACCCAATACGACATGCGCTAACGATTGTTAATCCTAAGTTAGATAGCATCACTCGGCTTGCTGACTTTGTTGATGACCATGGGTGGGAGATGGCTAAGCACAACCCAGAGGTGCGTAGGTTAATGCAAGTGTTTGGTACAGACTTTGGGCGCAAGATGTTAGGCAATGATGTATGGATTAAGATGGCGTTTCGTGACTTAAGACCAGAAGATAAAATTGTTGTATCTGATGTGCGCTTTCCTAATGAAGCAGAAGCAATTAAAAAACTTGGTGGTTCTGTGTGGCGTATCAACAGACACAACCATAGTGCTGTCAATGGACATACATCTGAACATGCTATGGATAACTATATGTTTGACCATTTTATTTACAACGATACAACACTTGATGACTTAAGTGATGAAGTGTTTATGCTTGCTAAAGAATTAGAATTAGATAAACAATAAGTCTTAATACATAGAGAAACCCAGCGAGACAGGAGAGAATCACTGGGCTTTTCTATGTGCACTCACTCCCTCGCTTCCCCTTCGTGGGGGCAAGTGCACTAGGAAATAGTATCACATAATCTTAGGCTCGCCGAATACCCAGCCTATTTTTGTCCTAATTCGTGCCCTTTGTGCCGGTGTGGTACCGCCCCATATCCCGTATTTTTCATGGGCTAAGCCCCACTCCAAGCACCCTTCCATAATTGGGCACCCTGAACACATCTTTTGGAACATTTTTTCTTCACTTACAGTAAACAATTCTTGCGCTGGATAGAATACATCGGTGTCTATACCTCGGCACAATGCCCTTGAAAACATCTTTGAATTATATTTTAAGACATAACGAAAGATACCTCTACCTTTCTTGCTTAACATCTTTTGTTCTAAAATCTGGTGGTATCTAGGTTTCATGTCTTAATACCAACTTTTTGCTAGGTGATGTGCGTATGCCTTGCAGATAGCACCCTTGCCATAGTGTCTGTCAATGTATTTAAGTCCAGCATCTACCTGTCTGTAACCGTTTTTAGTTGGCTTAATACCGATGTTCTTCCATGTACTATCAAGTAACTGTGATATTCCCATAGCACTAGAATGTTTGTTCTTTGCTTTTGGTCGCCAATTAGATTCCTTAGTCCACAATTCATACAAACATGGATACTGTTCAAGATTGTTTTGTTTTATTAACTTGTCAATGGCATAGCGTTGGTAATCGTTCTCATAATACGCAACTGCTACGCCATGTGGTGCGTTAGGAATTATTATTTCTTTGACTGGTGTTGTTCTAAAAACTAATACTGTTCCTAAAACTATGGCGGTTACTATCCACAACCTAGCGTGCGGATGTATCTGTCTTAAGTCATTAAACATTTTGTTCCCTTTCGCTTTGTTCGTGCATGAAGATACTTAACGCTTTCTTCTCTGCTTCTACTTGCTTTGGATAACAAAAATCACACTTCTCATATATGTAATTCATTATATGTGGGTTAGTAACTACGGTGCCACAACCTAAGCACTGCATAAGTACGGTCATAGTGATACCTCCGTATGTGCTTGGCAACCATCTAACTTTAGATAAAAGTCCTCATCTTTATCTACCCAATGGGGTGAATATATGAACCTACCTTTATCGTCAAGCCAAGTGGCTTCAAACCCGTCGTGTGAATCCCAATGCAATATGACTCTATACTCTTTACCATCATAAGTAAAGGCAATGTCTTTATCGTATGCTGTTTCTGTCTTAATCAACGAACTTATCTTCATCACTTGCTTTCTCCTGTCTGTAGTTTGTTTTCGTACTGCTCCATTATTGCATGCCAGTAATCAAAATCTTCGTTATTGGTGCTGGCGTTTCGTTGGTCGCGTGCGCGTTTAATTATTAAGCGCGTTGCTTTCATCTCTTTTATGTTCATCATTAAATTTCTGTCTTAAGTAATGTTAGTAATGATTCAAGATGATTGAGTGCTTGCTGTTTGCGTTTGTAATTAGTGCCAAGCATTTCATTTGCTTTGCGTAAAGTACTTCCATGACGGGTCATCTTCATACCTGTCTTAAGTTCTAACTTAATCCAACCAATTAGAGAGATGAGGACATATAAATCCACGCCACTTCCGCTTGCGCTGGTCATCTCTCCTTCCTCGTTGAATGACATGTTGTTGTGTCCGTTGGTTAGTGCTTCAAGTGTGTGCTCTGGTAGTGGCATGATTATTCTCCTGTCTTAAGCCATGCTTGCTCGGCTGTCCATTTATTGTTTCTCTTGTTTACTTTTGCTTCTGCTTTTTCTAGTGCATTTTCTGCATTTATTGCTGTAACCTCTACTATCTTCATTGTTTCCATAGTTACTTGATACCTTGGCATTACTTTTCTCCTGTCTTAAGTAGTTAATTTAAAATGGTGTATTGAGGGTTTCGCTACACCAGTTACAACCCAGCACTTTGTATCCGAAAGAGTAATCATCTGACTGACACCCTTCAAGAGGTGTTGGTACATTTAGTGCACACTTGGGGCAAATCATTTCGCCACTTCCTCGTGTGCCATCTGAGTTTGCTATGTAAGCAAAGACTCTGTTTGTTTTTACTTTCATTTGTTTTCTCCTGTCGGTAGTTGGTAGTTGTAGTTAATCAGTTGTGCTATCTGATGTCAAGCATTTGCGGTGTGATGTTCGTCACTTGTTTGTTTCCCACTTGATGAGGTCGCAGACTGTGCCGTCGGCGGTGCTGTGACAGTTGCCGTAAACTCGGTGGTGTGTGTTGTAATACTGAACACTCCCAATTAAAATTGTTAGTATTAAGACAGAAATAACTGCCTTACCTCGTCGTGTTAGTTTCATTTTTGATACTCCCCACGGTGTGAGCATTTATACAGTGGAATTAAACAATCGCCACAAATAAATTCTGTATTAAGACTCATTTGTTATCTTTTTTTCACAAGTGCAAAAAGGATTAAACATTTCACACGCAGGACATAGTTCTTTGATTTCTTCTTCAACTTCTTCAACCTCATGCACAATAATGCTGAGGTCATGGCATAACTGGCTGAAAATTTCTGCTGGGTCGGTGTTCTTGTCGGCTGTAAAAATAAAGGTGAACCCTTCAAAACTTGGTTCATGCAAAATCTCTACCTTGTGAGCATACTTTGTAACTGTTGCCACTTTATCTCCTGTCTTAATACATAGGCAGACTCTCTCCCTATGTAGTGCCTCAATCGTGCCGTGAACACGCGCCCCCGTCAAGGGTTTGAGGCTGTGAGTTTGCTCACTTGGTTTGTAGTGCTCTCCTTAGGTCGTAGTTCTCGCGGGTTAGTTTGCGGGCATAGTTAAAGGAGATTAGGAGAGTAAAAAGTGAGGTTCCTAACACGATTAAAAGGGCGAGCATGTCGGTGGTTTGTAGATACATTTATGCCCCCTTTTGTTCTGTCTTAAGAACTGATGAGAGATGAGACACGAGGCGATTCTCTAGGTCGTTGTCTATGTAATGGCGGGCGATGTCGTCAAAGGGTGCGGAGCCGTAACCGATGAGCATTTGTGCGATGAGGTCGGCGGTGTACTGGTTGCCTCGTCTGCGTTCGCGTTCAACAACTTCGGAGATGCGATTCTCAAAGGCTTCGCGTAGATTCTCGCTGAGCCATGCCACATTGTGCGCCCCTTTCTGATTCATAAGGGCTTGCATGCTTTCGTATGCGGTGCGGTCGTTATCTGTTACAAGCGTGTAATCTTGGACAAATTGCCCGCGTGCTGTTGGTGCTGTTGCTTCCATGTTCTGTCTCCTGTCTTAATAAACAACTAGAGCATTTCTCTAGTCGTCTTTTTTGCCTTGGTGTAACCATTCCAAACTTTCAAACCTTTTGCAAGATTATCCGGTGTGATGTTGGTCACATCGTGCCCCGCTTGGGTATCGCTCCCAACTTGCCACCATTTGGGCGGGGCTGTTATGTCTTAAGACTCAATTTTTTCTGCTTTTACAATTCTCCAGCCCATGGAGTGGATATATGAGTCCAGAAAACTTTGATTCTGAAAACCCTCAATCCCTGACCACTCCTTGCCATCTTTCGCCCATTCTGCAGAGTAGGTAATTCGTGCTTGGAACCATTCAATCATTTCATTTCTCCTGTCTTAAGTCATAGGGTAGGAATTTCCCGCCCTATCGTGCCCCCGCTGAGTCATGAACTCGCGCCCGCTTAGGGTGCGGGGGCTATTGGGCTTATGCCTCGTTGAACTCTCCCCCGCATGCGTTGCACTTAACCCCTGAGTCAAGCACGCCACGACTAGCGCGGATTACCTGCTCACAAGGGCACACGGCTTTGATTAGGTTGGTATTTCTGCCCTTAGGCTTGCCGGTGCCTGAATTGTCTAGGGCGGTAAGTTCTAGCGCGGTCTCCAGAATAGTAAGCGCCTTTTTCCATCGCTTGGCGCCAAACTCAGTCAACTCAGTTGAGGCATGACCCTTGCCTTTTATTTCTATGGTCTTAAGACCTAACGCCTCCGCCTGTGTCTTAAATTTGGAATTGTGGTATTGGTTCGCGCTTGTGTCTTGAATTCCATTTGAGAAATTGAGAGAGTGAGCGACCTCGTGGATGAGAGTGCTCAAGAGTTCTTGCGCTGTTGTGAAATGCTCAAGATTGAAAGCGATTTCATGGAACTCCTCGCCTCCTGTTGTTGTCCAAGGTGTGTAGTGAGTGAAATGACCCTTGCGACCCTTGAGGGCGCGGGTGACTAGGATTGTGGCGCGTGGCGCTCCTGTTTCTTCCTTGATGATTGAGTGTGCTTTCTCAAGGGCGATTGCCAATGTTGAGAGATTCTCCGCCTTGCCTGTTTCTTGAACCTTGCGGGCTGTTTCTAGTGTCATGTTCTTTTTCTCCTGTTCTTGTGTAAGTCCGACTGACTCACTAGGAGATTTATACGCGCCCCGCTTGAGCGGTGTCAAGGCTATTTTCAAGATTTCTTTCAAATTCTTTTTCTTGAGCGTGAGGTGTGATGCGATTCACACTGTTGAGCGTGAGGGCTTAGCCGTCTCACATTGTGAGATTGGCACACAAGCCAAGCCAAGCGATGCGCCCCCCGTTGCGATTAGGGGCGCGGCTTTTTTCTAGTCGTCGCCTCGCCTCTCACTAGCAAGCCCGCAAAATGCCTGCACAAGCAAGCAAGCGGGCAAGCGTTGCCGGTAAGTAATTAGGGGAGTCATTGCAGGGTCGGCTGACCCCAGGGTTTTAAATATGCGTGTGTGTATGTGTATGTGTATACACCCACATAACTTTGATAGGGGGTCGTCATGTGGCGCTGACCTGCGCTTATACCAGTGGCGCAGTATGTGACAAAGGTTACAAAAAATATATTGAAAATAAATGTCCAATACTGTCCTTTTGGACACCTAATACTATAGTGTAGGGCTTTACATATTACGCCCTACCACTTATCATTAAGGCAGCCCCAAGGCTGCCCCCTATATATTGCCCTAACCTACGGCTTCCGCTAGGGCTAC